GCTACAGGGCCGCAGGGCATACAAGGCCCAGCCGGAGCTGACGGATCAAGCGGCGGAATATCTGAAATACTAAAAACCTTTATGACGGCTAACGCTACAATAAACGCTTCAACATCGTTTGCAGTGTTCAGCGTCTTAAATACAACCCCAGCAATAAATCTGGGTGGCTTTAGTGTTGCGTCAAATGGGGTGACAGTCCCTACGACTGGATATTACCAATGCACAATCAACGCGCATTATCAGGCAGCAGTGCAGCGATCAAATGTCCCCGCAAAGTTTTCTATTAACGGGACTTTGCAGCCAGAGATAAGCGCCAGCAGCTACATAAGAAACGCAAACGGCCATCAAGAATCATCCGTTGGCTTTACTACCATATACAGCTTGTCAGCCAATGACGTTATAGGCGTTGCTTTTCGTCGTGAGGCTAACGCAGGCACTGTTAACCTTCAGACTGATAGCTTTATCACGCTAGTGCGAATTGCTTAATGTCAGAACTATTGTAACTAAACACACTAAGGAGATGTAGCATGCCAAAAGTAGGATCTAAAGAATACCCATACACTAAAGCAGGCAAAGCTGCGGCAGCTACAGCCAAAGCCAAAGCCAAAATGAAAGCTAAGCCTAAAGTTAAAGGAAAGACTAAGCGTGGCTACTAAAAAACCAGCCAAAGGTAAGGCCAAGGTTAAGATAACATCTAGCGGTAAGAAGGTAAGCTATGGTCAGGCAGGTAAGGCTAAGGACGGCGGATCACGAGTGAAGCCGGGAACTAGCAAAGGCGATAGCTATTGCGCTCGCTCTGCTGGAATCAAGAAAGGGTTGTCCAAAGACAAGGCTAATGATCCTAACACACCGAACAACCTATCCCGTAAGCGGTGGAAATGTAAGGGAAGTAAGAGCAGCAAGTAGTTGACGATAGGGGGCTACATGTGCTATAATAGTGTATGATAACAATCCTTCAATGCCGGGCCTCATAAGGAGACAACCCATGATAGACGAGCGTAAGTTCGAAGAGTTAGTAACTAACACTACACAGTACTTGACAGCCATCTTAGAACGCCTATCGGTGCTAGAGCAGCAAGTAGAAAAGCTAAAGACACCCCCAACTAAGAAGGGAAAGAAAGATGGACAATAAGTTTGCTGAAAACGCACGCAGTATGTTTATTACTGACGGGTGGAAGACGTTTGTTTCTGACATCGAAGCTAACATCCTCGGTATGCGTATCGAGAACATTGAAGATGAGAAGGCATTCTGGATTGCCAAGGGTCAGCTAGCTGTCCTGCACCAGATTTTAGGATATGAGAACATGGTGCACCACGCAGAGGCTGAAGATGAACAAGATCTTTGATGCGCGTTGTACAGACTGTAAAGAAGTAACTGAAGTGTTTGGTAGGGATAGCGACTCGTTCCGGTGCGGAGCCTGCGGTGCCTCTGCCAAACGCATCATCAGCCCAATACGCTGCCAGCTTGATGGCTCTTCTGGGGATTTCCCTGGAGCTGCTATGAAGTGGGAACGGGAGCATATTGCGGCTGGACGTAAAGGCAGATAACTCACATAACGTGACCCTGCTTCATTTAATCTGATAACCCCTAGTGGGCCGGAGTTTAGTAATGGCAAGACTTGTAGATTTACCTAGCGATACCGACGAAGAGATAACCGACATCAACGCAGTAGAGGAAGTCAATACCGATAACGAGGAGACAGTGGAAACACAGGCTGTTAAATCGCGTGAGACGGAAGAGCCTACAGCAGATAGCGACCTCCCCGAGAAGTATCAAGGTAAGAGTGCCACTGAGATTGCTCAGATGCACAGAGAGCTGGAGTCCCGTTTAGGACAACAGAGCCAAGAAGTCGGAGAGCTACGGAAGGCATTCGACGATATGGTGAAGACATCCATCGAGGCACAGAACTCGTCTGCACCGGAAACTGAAGAGGACGATACTGACTTCTTCGTTGATCCAAAGGCTGCAATGCAGCGAGCGATTGAGAACCACCCGTCAATGCGTCAAGCGCAAGCCGTTGCCGCAGAGATGGCTAAGTCACGATCACTAGCAGCACTACAGGCCGCTCACCCTGATATGAAAGAAGTATTAGCAGATGCAGGGTTCCGTGAGTGGATTGGCAAGTCCAAAGTTCGTAAAGAGATGTACGTCAAGGCTGACAAGCAGTATGACTTCGATTCAGCAGATGAACTAATGTCGCTGTATAAAGAACGTCGTGGTGTTGTTAAGCAGACACAAGCCGTCGAACGAGTAGCACAGAAGAACGAAGTAAAGAAGGCTTCAACAGGTTCGGCACGGTCGAATCCAGAAGGTCAGAAGACCCGAAAGACCTACCGTCGTCGAGACATTATTGAACTAATGAACCGTGACCCTAAGAGATACGAGGCACTCATGCCAGAGATTATGGCAGCCTACTCAGAAGGGCGCGTTAAATAAACCACTAAGGTAGAATTAACATGGCCGCTTTTAACAATGTACCATCAGTAACTAACACTACTGCTGCGACTTTCATCCCAGAAATCTGGAGTGATGAAATCATCGCCTCTTACGAGAAGTCGCTTGTCATCAAGCCTCTCGTCCGCGCAATGTCTATGGTTGGTAAGAAGGGTGACACCATTCGTGTACCTAAGCCCGATCGTGGCAATGCTTCTGTCAAGGCTTCTGAAGGTCAGGTAAGCTTGATCGCTGGCAGCACTGGCGAGCTAGTCATCACCATCGACCAGCACTACGAGTACAGCCGTCTCATCGAAGACATCACAGACGTACAAGCTCTCGCTTCATTGCGTCAGTTCTACACTCAAGATGCTGGCTATGCCCTCGCTACTCGCGTTGACACTGCTATCATTGCTGAAGGTGCTAACTTCACTTCACAGTTACAGTTCGTATCAACTGGCGGTACTGCTACTGCTGCGGGCACTGCAACTGAAGCATTCAACGACCTTGGCTTCCGTCAGGCTATCCAAGTTCTTGATGACAACGATGTACCTATGGACGGACGTGTATTCGTTATCTCTCCTGCGATGAAGAAGTCTCTCCTTGGCGAAGCTAACTACATCTCTACTGACTTTGTAACTGGCAAGCCTGTCGAGTCTGGCGTTATTGGTAGCCTGTATGGTGTTGACATCTATGTCTCTACCAACCTGCCTACTGAGAACACTGACGAGAAAGGTTCACTCTTGTTCCACAAAGATGCTATCGTCTTTGCTGAGCAGTTGGGTGTTCGAGTGCAGACTCAATACATGCAGCAGTACCTTGCTGACTTGATGACTGCTGATTGCCTGTACGGAACTGAGACCTATCGCCCTGAAGCTGGCGTTAAGTTGTTCGGTACTGTCTAAAGACTAACCGGCGGCCCTTCGGGGCCGTCTGTTTTCTAATCAACCTTCACAGAGGGTTCATCAGAAAGCAACCTACGGAGTTCATTGATGACAATTATATATAATCCAATTACTAACTATGGCTCTAAGGATTCGCTGCCGAATAGCGACCCAGCCAAAGTAATACGAGGTACAGAATTCACCGCTGACTTTGAAGCTATCAAAGCTGCGTTTGCATTAGCTCCTCCGGCTGCTGACTCTATCCTCACCGGCACTACCACTGCTGCTGATGTTGTCGTTACTGGTACTACTACTATTGGTACTGTTGACATTAACGGCGGCACTATTGACAATGCCGTCATAGGCGCTACAACACCCGCTGCTGGTACTTTCAGTACTGCCAGCACTACCGGCAACTTTACTGTCGGTGGTGTTTTAGAGACCACTAGTGAGATTGACGCTAACGGTGGTATTAAACTAGAAGACAACGTTAAAGCTAGATTTGGCGATAATAGTGATCTACAGATTTATCATGATGGTTCAGCCAGTCGTATTGGTGATACGGGTACAGGCGATCTAATAATTCAAGGAACTAACTTACGGCTGTCAGATACTGCTACAGGGCAAACGTTTTTACAGGGAGCTTCTGCTGGTGCCGTCACAGCTTACTATGCTGGCTCACCAAAGATAGCCACCACCTCTGTAGGCATCAACGTAACGGGTGTAACCACAACGG